ATTGATGTACACGGCCGGCTTGCCTTCCTGAACACCATTAGTTGGTGATGTGTACGCGGTGCAGAAACCAATCCCATACCATGAATAAAGGTTGATGTTAGATGCATTATTGAAGTCAGCGGAGTCAACGCCTGCGTGAATTCCACGGACCCCAGCGCCTGTTGGTGCCGTTGCACTTGCGGCAGATGGAACGGTAATCGCACCTGATGCAAACCCTGCATCCCCGTTGAAAATATGTTTCCCACCTGAAGAGAAGTAGCTATTACCATTAACCCTAAGAGCAAAACCTCCTGCTGGATTTACAGTTACATCACCATTCTGGTTTAGTGTTACAGATGAATTTCCAACGTCAGAATAAATATTAATGTCATCAGTCTGAGAGCTACCCTTCCCAAACCAAAACATTCTCGTACCGTCGGATTTGTACGAAGAAAGGAAATTAAGAGCATTTTCACTTGACTGAATCAACCTTATTTTTTCCGGGGGGGTACCCGATAAAATTAATGAACCAAAGGTTATAGCATCCTCAGTTCCGAGGCCGAATGATTCCCGTGCGCCGGATTCGGTAGTTGCGCCCGTTCCACCGTATTTAACCGCCAGCGCTCCGTTGGTGCCTTTCTGCAGCAATTTCCCGATACCTGGAATGCTGACGGAAACTCCATTGATCGTTACTGTGATGCTCTGGTTTGACGAGGTCGTTGCGAACGTCTCCCATGCGCCAATATTCTCGTCATACTCTTTGATGAGCTGCGACATCGCCTGGGCCAGGCCGTCTACCGAGATATTGTCCGACACAAGGATTCCATACTTCAGGCCGCTAAGCGTCGGGGAAGCAGGTGGCGTAACCGTCATTGACGTGGCGCTGTTCACGGAGGAAATCTGGAACAGCTGCACCGGGTTAGACATGACGATAATCGTCTGGCCGGCGCGGACCTGGCTGGCGGGTGCCGTCCAGTTTGTGCCGGTGCCGGTTGCGGTGTTTCCGTTAATTGCTATGGTGCCAGTGTTATAAAGCATTAGACGCCTCATGAACTTATTGATCGTTAACAGCGATCAATTAATGAATATTGATTCGCATAAACGATCTGAATGATTCTGGTTTATTTGTGAATATGGATATCCCACTAATCAATGGAATATATAAAATGAAAAAGAATTATTTAGCGATATTACTTGGCGTGACCTTTCTGACTCTTTCTCCAGCATCTTTTGCCTCTGAGCAGGGACAAAAATCAGACCCTGGTTACGGCAATGGTGGAACTGCAAAAAAGCGTCAGATTGATGCCTGCGTAAATGCAAACACTTCGAGTGTAACTTCTTACGATAATGGCTCTCATGTTAAACCGTGTGTAGGAGGTGCATCTTACAAGAGCAAACAACTCCCAGACCAAAAATATAAAGCTCCATTTAAATAAACAAACAAATAAAGCTCCTCACGGGGCTTTATTTTTATCCGGCAGAAAAAGAACCTGACCCACGCGCTATTTGCATAACTGGTGTGATAATTGATTTTCGCGATACGTTGTTAAGCCCTGAGCGGTCATAAACGTTTATTGTTGCGGTAACCACCTGCTTCGTTACGTTCTGCTTTGCGAATAGAACGGGGACTGCTACAGCATTAGTCGACCCCCCTTTCTCTATCGTAATGCTGTCTATCTCTTTTGTCGATCCGTCTATAGTGACTGAAACACCCGCTACTGCTTTGTCAGTCGTACTCTGATAAAGCAATACTAAAGCGCTGACAATCACCGTTTTAGGCTTGGTTGAGCCTGAAGAATCGATGTAAGTTATTGTCGTTGATACATTGCCGCTCCCCATCTTGTCTTTATCAACACCCACGCCAGCATTAACCACATCCCCAACAAAGCTTTCAGCCTCCACAACTCCCTTAAACGAGCCACTGGTTGCCGTAACTTTCCCGGTAAACTCCCCGTTCGTGGCGTAAACCGTTCCTCGCACAGTTACGTTATTGAAAACGGCGTAACCCGATTTGTTGATGTGCCAACCGACGTTCCCGGTGCCGTCCCATGTGGAGGACTGGATGTAGTTGCCGATTTTGGTATTGTCGATTGATCCGTTGCCAATCACCGTATCCCGGATAAAGGTTTGCCCGTTCTGAATGACGAACGGAAGCGTAACCGCTGCGCCGGCCTGATGAGTCACCGCGAAGCGGTCAGCCAGGAAGATAACCTGCGACTGCATGCCGGATGGCGTATTCTCCACACCGATCCCCATCCCTGCGGCGTAATACTGCCCGTTGCTGGAGACACCAACCTTGATGTTGTACATCGCTTTCAGGTCGCCGTTTACGTTCGCTATCGCCTGAGCGTTAGTTGTGATGGCTGAGTTATGCCCGTTCACAGTCGCCGTTATACCGTTTATCTGCGTGGCCGTAGCCTGCTGATAGTCGGAGAACGTCTGATTCAGGCTGTTGATGGATGCCTTGTTGCCGTTGACGTCCGTCTGCAGGCTCAGCAGCGAGCGCGCCGTTGCCTCCCTGTCGTTGACAATCACCTCATCAATACGGTCCAGATTCGCGCTGTTGCCGGCGACCGATGCAGAAAGGGTTTTACGCGCAGCCACCTGCGCCAGCCCGTTCTGGATAATGGCAATGGCTGAGTTCTTCACCCCGCCCGTCATGCCGTCCATAGAAACGCTGATGTTGTCGATTCGCTGGCCCAGGGCGGTATCAGCCGTCGCAACGGTCTGCCCAAGCTGACTGAGTGAAGACGAAACATTCCCGACCGTGCTGGAAAGCTCATTAACGCTGGTCTGGACCTTCCCGATGTCCTGCGCGTTTTTTGCGATTTCTTGTGCCTGTAGCTCAAGTTCATCGTTGGCCTGTTTGATGTCGTCAGCCATGCCAGCAATTTTTTCATTGCTGTCCACCGCGTTCTCGATAAGGTCTTTAAACGTATCGGAGTCTTTAATTTCCTCCAGGATCACATCGGTGATGTCGGACACATCGATACTGGCCTGACCGCGCACCCATTCTGTATAACCTGATTCGTTGCCGCTGCGGTCCACCAGCTGCGCGCGGTACCAGAAAATCTGCCCAGCCTTAAGGCCCATCTGCTGATATTTGCGCTGCGGGTAAGGCACATCGGCCAGCAGCATTGCATCGTCCTCGGTACCGGTCAGGCTATACTGAATTTCCGTCTTCAGCGTGTCGTCGGTATTCGCCGGGAATCCCCAGTTCAGCTCGATGCCGAAAACTACATTTTCAGAAGCGATGAAGCCAACCGGCTTCGGTGGATTGCCTACTTTACCCGTCAGCGTTTTCTCTTCTGAATAGCCCCATCCGGACGAGATTTCTGCGGCATTGATTGCGCGCACGCGTACCAGGTAGCGCCCAGCATAAATCCCCGGGACGTCGAATGATGTGGTGGAGCTGCGCGGCACGTTAACCCAGTTCCCGTCGTTGCGGCGCCATTGCGCTTCATAGGCGATAGCGTTCTGCGCCTGGTCCCAGCTCACGCGCATCGTTTCGACGCTGATATTTTGCTGCACCACAGAAAACGAGCTGATCACGATGTTGTCAGGCGGCGACTGGTTACCAGGCGGGATCACGCTCACCGGCCGCTGGTCAATGATGGCTCCGGTATCAATGCGATCGAATTTATCCGGATCGTGATTTGCACCGACGATTGTGAACGTGCCGTCATTATTATCAGTTACCGTAATAACGCGATACTGCTGTGCGTAGAGCTCATCAGACTCAATGACCCATACGGCCTCAGCCACAGGCGTTTCACTGTAAGCGGTCGTAACGGTCACTTTATTGCCCGTTATCGACTGAATAGTGCGTGACTGTGAAACACCCGATGGAAGATTGACAATCATCCTGTCGGCTGCCGAAGCATCCGGCGCCCTGTCCAGCGTCAGCACGCGACCATTCACCGCAGAGATACGGCCGCCCAGGTCGCGCCCGGATAGATTTCGGTCCGCTATAGCGATTACATAGCCAGGCTGTGGAATGTTGCCATCTTCCCCTACATTGAAAGTAACAACGCGATCTTTGTTGTTGGTGAGGATCCCCCATCGCCCTTTCCGATTCGCTTCCGACTGACGGGTACAACCGATCGCAGTTATCTCAAGTTGATTAAACCCATAACGCGCAACCAGCGCCTGCTCAAAAACAGGCTCCATCGCATCAGAATAAGCGTTATCAGGATCAGACCAAGACACCAGCGCATTGGTGTAACGGTTCTTTGTGGTGCTGCTGGAATAGGTAAAGCGCCCATCAATAACGTTCGCATGCGTGTATGTAAAATCAACATCTCTCGGCATGTCCGCCAGCGCCACAATCTGGTCGTCGCCCCAGTAGGTCATCCCACGGAAGATTGCAGCAAAATCACGCAGGACCGTATAAGCGTCGTTGCGTTCCTGAATGTACACGTTGCAGGTATAACGTGGTTCGGTACCACTTCCGCCTTTGCCGTCCGGTACCATTTGATCGCAATACTGTGCAACCTGGTAGAGCGTCCATTTATCTATGTTGGCCGTTGTAAGACGATCCCCAAGTCCGAAACGGTCGCTAACCACCAGGTCGTAGAAAATCCAGGCAGGGTTATCGGTCCAGGCCCATTTAAATGTCCCAGCCCACGTACCGCTATAAGTGCGGGTTTCGGGGTCGTAAGTATCCGGTACGCGGATAACGCGGCCGCGGGGCTCGCAGGAGATCTGCGGGATAGAGCCGTTAAACTGGCTGGAATCGAATTCGATATAAAGCAGCGCTGTGTTTGGATAGCGTAATTTGGCGTCAATTACCTCGGTGAAGCTCTGCAGCATCATCGTGTCGCCGATCTTCGCACTGTTGGCATCAGACGTAATCTTACGGAGTCGGATTGTCCAGGTGCTGCCAGCCTGAGGTAAATCAATACGGTGGCTGCGCTCGTAACCTGACGTCGTTTTGCCGGTCACGCTGGTATTGAGTACCGTCTGCCATGTACCGCCGTCCGTCTGCAGGTCAATCGCATAATTAACCGAGTAACCGACCAGATCGCCGTCGTCCTCCTGCTTGAAAAGCGAAGGCCATTTCAGGCGCAGGCGAACCGCTGAAAGCTGCGTATTGGTAAACGTGCGCGTCCACGCTGTAGCGCTCGATACCTCAGTTCCGACGTTGATTTCGTTTTCGGTACCGGGTATGCCCTGAATATATTTTTGCGCCTGAGTTCCCGCGCGAAATTCCCACGTAACGCCGCTGAAGTTTTGAGAGCCGTCAGCATTCTCCAGAGCCGTTCCGTCCAGGTAGATATCTTTCGCCGTCAGATGCCCTGCGAATTCACCCTCTCCCAGTGCAACGAGGATTTTTGCCTTTGCTACAGATTGCAGATCATCAGGCTGTTCGGTAGGGGTGCGGGAACTGGAGCTTCCGCCCTTGCGGCCTTTTATAGCGATTGCAGTTGCCATATTGCGCCCATAAAAAAAGCCACCCGAAGGTGGCCTGAAAGAAGGTATTTATTTATTGCTGATCTTCGACATAAATCCCGGCAGAAATAATCGCGCCGCCGATTCGCCGGCGGCCATAAAGAAGCGGTACCGGATTCCCCTGGGCTGTCGTGTTTGTTACTCCACCAAAGGCATAACTGGCTTTGTTGTCCGCTGATTGTTTGCTAGCGAGACCGGTAGTCTGTGGAGAAAGCATCTGGACTACGCCGCCGATCGCCATTGATGCCCCAATCCCCGCCACTGCTCCCCATCCACCAGCGAAAGCGGTACCACCAATCCCGATCGCGGCCCCTCCCGTGACGAACGCAGCAACAGCGACAAGGGCAACCCCGAGGATTGTCTGAAACACGCCGGCTCGCTTACTGCCGATGATCACCGGCGCGATACGGATTTCCTCTGTGCTCCTGTCCATACAGAGCTCATCGTTTAAGAGGTTTCGTTTCCCGCTGAATACCGCATAAGTTAAACCTCGTTGTTTACTGGTATTCAGGAAACGCTCAAAACCCGGCACGATAACGCTCAGGGCGCGGATGGCCTCTTTAGGTGAAGCTACTGATAAACGATATTCACGCCCGAAAGTGGCGCCTAGCACGCCGTACAATCGAATTGTGCGGACCGGCTCAACATTGAGTAATGCAGCCATTTTTCCCCCATAAAAACTGCCACAGGCGGTTATCAGAAACAGTCTTTAAAGCGCAGTATTTTCATTGTGCGCTCACGCCAGTAACCGCCATAAGGTACGCGCTGGCTCAGATGCCCATAAAGGTGATGCAGTAGCATGTTGCCTTCCAGCAGGATTCCTGCATGATTCCACTTATCTGCCTGAACCTGCATGATTATCATGTCGCCTGGAATCGAACAGGCTCATCTGATAACTGGCCTCGTTCTTTGCCAGCGCCACCAGCTCACTCTCGAGCCCGGCCTGCATGGTGGCTACGGCCTGACGGTTAAGATCGCGCACGCTGCCCAGTAAACTCTGCAGACGGCTAACGGTGAAGCTCTCAGGAGGCAATCTGTCCAGCGCATCCAGCAGGCGAGCCGAGAGGTCCGCGTCCGTCTCGTTAAGCAACTTCACCATTCGGTTTGCCACGCCAGTGGCATAGCGGCTTAACCAGACGGAATGTGCGATCGACTCATCGCGCAGGTTTTCGTTTACGGTTGCCATATCAGCCCCCGGTCAGCGTTAGTGCCTGATTGCGAAGCGCATCAATAACTTCGTCCGGACTGTCCGCCGGGTCTATAAGGTCAAGCTTCTGCAGTGCTCGAATCATATCGCTATCGCGCAGCGCCCCCGACTGCCAGGCATTCACGATTGCCGTCACCATGCCCGACTCGGCAACCTTCGCGATGAATTCCTGATTGATGGTGTAGCTCGTCGATTCGCCCTTGATGCCGAGATATTTCGCACACCAGCCAAGCGCCAGCGTGTAGGCCTCAGATACGTTTGAAACACAGATACCGAGCACCGATGTTGATGATGTTTGCTCACCGCTCGCCTGGGTAGCTGTCTTCGCCGTGGCGTTCTGCTCAATCAATCGGGCGCCAAGCTGCACCATGTAATCGCGTTTGCTGTCCATGGCCTCTTTAGCCAGCATGTTCGGCTGCGCCTGGGCATAACCAAACGAGCCCTCCCTAGGAAGCAAAAGCGGTGATCGGGAACCAATTTTAACGCCCTTCTTCTCGAGGTGATCACGCCAGTTGGTATCAAGCCCTGTCATGTACGGCTGTACCTGGCCACAAAACCATACGCTGTCTTCATAGTCAGCGCTGTTTCGGTAATGTCCGTGGTTTATCTCCACCAGCGCGGCCAGGGGGGAATCATCGATAGTGGGATCGTTGTTCTGAGCACCGACAAAGGTGAACGGGATTTCGTCCCAGTAGTCCTGCCCTTTGGGCTTAGGACGGTATTCACTGTCAACGGTGTATGTTCCGCTTGCTGTGCCACCAGCCCGGCGCCACACCCTGCAGATGAACCGCCCTTCTTCCAGCGCCAGCTCGCGGTACTGGATTTCATCCTTGTAAGCGTAACCATCTGGCTCTTCTACGCATTCACGCAGGACCACCAGCACCAGCTGATCGCGCCCGTTAATTCGCTTTGTTCGCCAGTTGATAATGTTCTCTGCCGGATAGCGGAGGATGATCGCCTCATCGGAGGCTTCTGCGTAATCGACATAAAGCCCCTCTCGCGCCACCTCCAGCACGTTCTCGGCCACCAGCTGTGACTGCTGATAGATGCTGGTACCGGCCCCGTCAGCATTGTCCAACAGGTATTTCAGCTTTTCAGGACCGTTAAACGTGGGGTCCTTGCGATAAGCCATCCCAAGCATGCCGATCTTCGTATTGCCGGCAATGGCATAGAACACCGCGCGGCTCAGATAGTCCTCATTGCGCTTACGGTTGCGCGTGGATTTATCGGTTGGGTCGAGATAAGGCAGATACTTATTACCCGCCGCTTTTACGGCCTCAGCTCCTTTGCAGAAGTCCCTGTATTTCCGCCAGGCAGCAGAAGCCGCCCGGTGTTCTGGTCGAACCCAGGTGATGTCGTCGTTTGCCATATCAGAAAGTGGTGTCCATGGTGATTGAGTATGCCGGTTTCACGATCGGGTAATCTTTCACGATGAAGTACCCACCAGCATCATTGGGGTGATCGTTATCAGCTGATTTGTCCGGTTCGCCATTAGCCGCCCAAATTTGCTGCTCGAGGCTCTCCGTGTAAACCGGGCAGTTCTGGACGTTGACCAGATAGCGGCGTTCGCCGTTGGCGTTGCAGAACATGGCGTTCATCGAGTTAATGCGGTCTTTAACCGGCGGGTTGGCATCATCAACAATGACGCTGAATCCGGCATCGTTGAGCTGAGCAATATCGGTCTTGCTGGCGTTCTGCGATTTGCGTGAGTCGCCAGAGGCATCCGGATAGATGTAAATCTCTCGGCTCTTCACGTAGCGTCCATCCTCGTAGCGCCAGAACTCTTCCTGAATACGTTTAATCATCGCCGGAGTATCGTAGACCTTCACGAGCTCACGAACCGCACGCGGCAAGCCATTACGCTTAACGTGAACAATCGCGGCCATTTTTCCAACGTTGAAGTCCATACCGATAAACAGCGGATCCCCGTCCTGAATCTCGTCAGAACAGTTATTCAGCTTGCGGTTAAAGGTGTGGTAAATGGTCCCGCTGTTAAGGTTGGTGAACTTCCCGCGCAGATACGCCTGAATCAGTTCGTCAGGGTAAGAACTCAGCAGCGATGGGATGTAGTCAGGCGGTAGATTCTTAGCATTGTCGAACGTGCTAGCCTGAATCAGTCCATACAGAGCAGAAAGCTCAGGCTTTTCACGCACCGCCTTTACGAACTGCTGGTAGACGAACTTGAAACCTTCCGGCGTTGTCGTTACATCAATTCCATTCCTCAGGCCCGGGGTGTTATAGCGCATACGAGCGATGATTTTTCGCCATGCCTGCTGTGCTTTAGCAGCCGCCATGACGTCCAGCTCATCCACCATCGCGTTACCGATTTTAAAGCCGACTATCGAGCCGGGTTTCTCCATCGAACGGCAGATGGTTGTCCCGCGGTAGCGCCGCCCCTCGTAAAAGTGAACCTCTTTGTTCCCCTCATTGATTTTGACGCTCAGCCCCCAGTCGAAGGCCACCTCTTCAATCGTCGGGTAGAAGATGTCACGGATTTGTGGGTACGTCGGCGCGAAATAGCCCTGGTTAATCTTCGGGTGCTCCCACATCCCTTTGCAGATGCCCCCACAACCAACCCATGTCTTACCGGAACCGAACCCAGCAACGTAGGCTTTGAATTTGTGCTGCATCGCGAGGAAGCGCGCCTGAGGAATGTTAAGTGTCGGGCTGATCCCCATCGTCTGCCCTCGCATCCACTACGTTGATATTGATTTGAACTGGGGTTGGCTCGTCGTCGTCACCATCACCCGCCAGCTCCTTGCGGAGTTTTTCCACCTCCAGTTGCCGACGTTCGATTTCAATCTGCTGCAGACGTTGCGCGAACTCGCTGTCAGCAAGGCCAAGGCGCTTCATTACCGCTTCGAACATCCGCTCGCGGCTGATTGCTGTGATTTCGACGCCATTTTTGCCGACCTTCACGCCTGAATAAGCGAGCCGGGAAACCGAGGGGAGTTTGCGTGTATCTTGGAAGTAAGGCTGTCCTATGCCGTCACCGTTGCAGCGTGGGCATTGTGGATTGGCCTCTCGGGTGTGGTCGTAACCGTAACCGCCAGAATCTTCGGGTTCACGTCTGTCACGCTCAAGCGCCTCGAGCCTTTTCTCTTCGAACTCAACTGCATCACGCCACTGATATTGATGACCAAAGCCCCAGCAGTAACGACATGCGCCGCGACGATATTGTGAGAGTTGGTTAGCATCGAAGGTGGCGAGTTGCCACATCTGCGCGAGGACTTCATCGGCACTGCCAAGCGTGCGCGCAATGGAGGCCTTTTGCTGCTGCGCAATAGCCTGCGCAACGTTAGGATTCGCTATGAGCTGACGACCATAATTTGGGTCGCTATAACCAGCACGTGCAGCTGCGGCTGTGGCGTTATTGTCCTTCAGGTATTCAGCAATAAAGCGCTTTACCTTCGCGCTTAGCTTTATATCCACCAGATCTTCTGCGCTTTTATCTTTCTGCGCAGTGCGCACTAACTTTCGCGGGTAAATTTTTGTATTTTGCGCAGCAGTTTTCTTGATATAGCGGCGAGCAGTTACATAATTAAGGTTATGTGCCTCGCACCATTCCTTAGGGGATATGCTAGTAGCAGCGTGATCAGACAGGAACCGCTTCTGCAGCTCGCCCCAGTCCGGCTTAGCCATTGTTACCTCTAAACTGAATGAACTTTAGACGTCACTCACAGCTTCAGTATTTGAAGCAATGAAGTATTTTTCTCAAAGAAATCTTGAAATGAGGATTTAAGCTTATGAAATATGTATAACTACGATGACGTACAGAAAATCAAGGCCAATCTCGAGTGGATAGTGCATCAAGCCTCTGCCCGGTCTCATTTGCGCACTGAGCATGACCAATTAGTGATTTCCGATCTAATGGAACTCATCCAGACATATGAAACGCTTCTGGACCTTGTAAGCCAATTTGGTGCTTCCGTCTTAAATTCGGAAATCATAGCGGGTCTATCAATCACAGAGGAATTCATTGCTAAAGTTAAGCGGAATGAGGGTGCTATGTGAGCGACCTACACACTGTGAGGCGATTGATTCGTGTATTGAAGCTTCAAACTGGTGGATTACAGTTTGAAGCTTGGGTTATTTAATTGCCGTACAGCCGATTGAAAAGGGCATTTTTCATCGCATCAGAATCAATCGGATCCAGGTTTAACCAGGTCAATGTCTCACGATTCTTTTCTGCATTGAAATCAGAAAACACACCATGAATATCACCGCTATCAGGTGAGTAGAGAACAGCAATATTCTCTTCTGGACAACTGTGTGGTTTACACCCTGACAGCGCAATATACTTTTTGCCCGCAACAGTTACTTCGGTTGATGGCGTGCTCGTGCCACCACTTTTTACCCATGCAGGTAGTTTGTTTTTACTAATCAGCTGGGAGTAGCTTTTAGACGTGCTTTTTGCACTGGCGAAATCAGAAAGATACTGCCCCTCTTCCGCAAAAGCACTGAAAGATACAAAAGCCATAGCAGCGATAATCACTTTACCTTTCATGTTAATCCTCATTCCATAAAGACATCTCAACTCTATACCTTTGCAGTCTCTATGTCAGCCCTATGGATAATCAAAGCATTTGATGTTTCTGCCCAGCCCAAATGATCAGGTAAGGATTATCCTAATCGCTACCGCTTATGCTTGTTGATTACTGGCTATTTGCCAGGCTGTTTAGGACTCTGATGAGGAGTTTGCCAACTCCAGGGAATCATCAATAAAAAGAGCAAGTGAAACTGAGACTCTGGTAGCCCTCCCTGTGAGGGCATTTTTTTACATTGCTGCGCTTCTCTTGTTAAATATTGAGTCTTTTCTACAATTTAATAGTGCTTTGCTATGTCAGGTAAAGCCGTCGTTCAGGAATACCCGTGTGCTCAAGGATGAGCCATCCCTAGTAATTTCTTTCCAGCTCGATCTGCCTTATGCTAGCGAAATTATTGTTGCCCTTCTCAATTACGGCCAGTAGCGGCTTTATCCACAAGACCGCCTGACAGTACGTCATTGAGCTGGCGGCAGCGGCACGATCATCGGCTGGGTCAGGTCTGTTGGTATCGGTGTGCAAGGCGCTGGCACGTAAACGGTGCGCGTATTCGAGCAACCCGCCAGCGATATCAGCAGGAACAGGCAGATCACAGGTTTTTTCACGGCGAAGAATCTCCCGGTATTCGATTAAGGTTTCTTCGGTGCTGGTATCGATCAGGGAGTTAAGCCTGTTGGCATGTTCTGCAAGCTGATTGAACCGATTGAAGTTGAATGCCTGAGTGGCGATCACTTGCTCCTGCAAAGAGTTGTCACTTCGCAGAACGTCATTATCGCTCTGAAGGCTACTGGTGTTTGAGCAACTCTTAACGAGAGCGATCGAAAGGCCAGCAATAACGACAACGCAAAAAAGACCCGGATTAATTTTCATTGGTCCAGCCCCCAGCACGCAAGTGCGCTTTCCTGATCGCGCCGCTCGACCTGACCATAACAGCCATTCTTCTGGCCTTTAGTCAGACGGCAATCACGTCCACCGTCCTTAATCCACCAGCGAATTGCCTCACATGCACCTATTCGATCACCGGCATTGATGCGCCTGTAGAAAGTTGAAGGGAAGCATTTACCGGGGCCGATGTTATACGGGCAGAAGGATGCGATACCCACCTTCTGCGGTTCTGTCAGAGGCACTTTGATATTGCGATCAACCCAAGCTAATGCCTTATCGCGTTCAATAGCGTTAACCTTCCGGCATTGCTCCTCAGTGGCCGTCATGCCTTTAACAACACGCCTGCCATCGATAACGGTCACGCCGTGACATAAAGACCAGACCCCACCCGGATCAACAACGGCCACCAGCGCATTGCCTTCTTTCTCGCTGATGAATTGGTCGAAAATGAGTGGTGCAGATGCACCTGACGCGATTAGTGTCAGCACTGCTGCGCTGAGCTTTGCTTTATTCGACATCATTCACCCCGGGCAGCTTTGCGGCGATCCGCTTTGATTTGGAAATAGAGGTTGGTAAGAAAGGTGAGTAAGCCAAACAGTAAACTACCGATCACACCTATAGCGGCCCATTGTTCGGGTGAGTAACCGTCAAGAAGTCTTCTGAACCAGTAAATGGCACTACCTCCCGATGCGCCATAGGAGATACCAGTAGTTAATTTGTCCATGCGATACATGCTCTCACCTCGCGTAGTTAGCGGGTGCTGTGTGTTTGAAAAGGGTAAGTCCGTCGGGACGATTAACAAGAAGGCGTGTCGATGATGGTACCCAGAGCCTGAAATCAAAAAGCCAGCGACAGGCTGGCAATGTGAGGGTAAGGCAATGAGCAGGGTATTATTTAGAAGCAAGAGACCTTTAAGCTAGCTAAACAGATGGCATTTGTGTAAAAAGATGACATTAATCAGCAGGTGTTCATCGTGAAATACATTCGGCTAATTTTAAAGCTCATAACAGCATCACTATATGTGTTTCTGGTTGTTTTTGGCTCTGGATTTGTAGGTTCGAGTACAGCCAATGCAATTAATCTTGAGACACTTAACCTAAATTACTCATCAATCGCAAAGGACTCGGCGGTATACGCAATCTGCGCAACTGGTGCGACATTAGTTGTTCCACCTGTCTTATATTTAATCCAGCATTATATCTGGCCAGTGTTGAAGTTTATAGGCTTAAAGATTCGCTACTTCTTCCATGGATACTAAAAGCCTCGCACAGTAACGAGGCTTCAATTAATTTTTATCCTGTTACAGCTTTGGCTCTTCAATACGTTCGCTTAGCACTTCGACCTCTCCATTGTTGGCGAGATCATCTCCACGAGTCACATACCATGCGCCGTAAAAAGTTTCACCCGACTCTAAATCGTCGATTTTTTCGTGCACGTAGTAAGCGATCTGCCTGCTACCATTGTACTGAATCCAGTAATAGCCTTCTCTCATTATTCCTCCCTCTCCGATATAGAAAGTATAAGAGGCAATGAATAGTGATGGTTTTAGAAATTCTTAAATCGCTATTAAGCAAAAAGCCCCAAGGGGTTAACCGCAGGGCTTTAAACGAAGGCATTAACCCATCGTTAGAGCAAAATTACCACAGATTCGGGAAAAGTAAATAGCTCACGATAAATTAACGCCCTATTTTGTTATCTGCTTCAGCTGCGCATCAGCCCACGCCTCTTCGATATCAAACTTGGTGATTAGCTGATCGTAAAATGGCTTAACAGATTTCTTCCATGTATCGAGGCTGATTGCATCCGTTATCTGACACACCGCGGCGTAAGCCTCAGTTGAAGGAATTCGCTCAAACCCTCGCCCACTGCAGCGCTTGCAATCAGCAAGTACCGGAACGCCCTGCTGCTCTGTAAGAACCTGATTCACAGCTTTCCCGCGGCCATGACAATCTTTACAGGCACAACTTACTACCTTCTTACCCTTACACTGAGGGCATAGAACGCGCGCTACCTCCCTGACCTGTCTGCGCAACTCATACTCAGAAGGACGAATATGCTCGACGCCCATGTGCAAAGACATCTTCACGAACTTCTTATCTTTTGTCGGCGTGTGAGACTTCATGCTGAAAACCTCAGCGTCAATAAACCCTTCCCCATTGCAGCCATCGCACTGTTTCACGCTGGCTGCGCTGCGGGAATAGTCCTCGAACGCGAAGGTGGCCAGCTGATGCATCACCAGTGGTTTAAGCCCGGCGTCCAGTTTGCGCAGCGCAGCAACCCGATCGCATTTGGTCAGCGCGTACTGGGCCAATAACTCGCTCGCCCTCTCCCGGTCATTGTTGCTGATACCCATCTTTCCGAGAAAGGCGCTATAACCTAATGCTGCCCGTTCCTGCGTCATGCCCATAGCGGCCATGATATCCGTTCCGGTTAATGAGTCTGACGCCGTAGCGCGCGGAGAGTCGCTAATCATTGTCGATTTGGCGAAGTGATATTTGAGGGTATTTTCAAGATTCATGCGGTCTCCAGCTCGGTAATGGTGAGTTCTAATTTCCCGCCCTTAACGACAGGCATTTTCACAACGCGATAGTCGACAACCTGGCAGTCATCCAGCCAGAACCCCGCCCTGGTTAAAGCGTCGAATGCAGCTTTCTGCAGGTTATCCAGATCGCGACGCCGGCGGTCGGGCATATGACATTCAATGCGGATTTTGAGTGGTGCAGCCGTTCGGATATCTAGCCGGGCGCTTCGAATGACACGGGCGACCGCATAGCGATACGCGACGCCATCAGCACTAATGTGTGTACGCCCGCGGTTGTGCCGATAATACCGGTTATTGCTCGGCGGCCAGGGCAAAGTGATTTGATATGTCTTCACGTTCACCCCCATAACCGGTTTCGCCAGCGGCTATCCGGACGCGCTGGTGTATTTGAGGTCGGCAAGAATGCACTGACAGTCCAGGTGACGTAATCCTGATTTAGGCTGCGCTCAACTCGCACGCCGCGCGCTTTGTAACGCTTAACCAGATCGTCGGCCTGTTCGGTGCTGCAATCGGTGTGGTGGAACCAGGTCTTCTTCATCCCCATCACCCCGCAAAGCCAAGCAGCTGCGCGGCGACATTCTCGGCCTCATCACGACTGCGGAATGAACGGGACAGGACCCAGCGCCAGAGGACATCGAGTGCAGCTTTATAGAGCTGCTGGAACTCGAGTTCGTCCATGTTGGCGAATGAGATGCTACGAGGATGCTTCTTGAGTGTTCCGTCTGGCAGCTGAATGGCATCAAAGTGCCCTGCCTCGACGATCACCCAGGAGCGGTAAGCATCGAAGGATTTGCACAGGCTAATACCATTCGTGACGCGCCGGTAAGCAACCTGTTCCAGATACTGCTCAGCAGCATCGATTAGCGCGCCCTCATTCCCGCCATAAGAAGCCAGGAATTTGGCGTAGCCGGTAATCAGCTTTCGCTCGTTGCTAGAAATAGCCCCGCCGGTTGGTTCCCAGTATTCAAAACCGAGATTGAGAAGCGCGAAAAAGCGCCGGTGAAATGCCGGGTTTCGTACCCGCTTGAACTCGGCAACAAGAACATCGCCGAGCCGGGTTTTGGATCGCAGGATATCGCTGGTCTCGGGCGTGGCCGGGATCAGTATTCCTGAATGATGTTTGATAAGTTGTAATTCTAGCGCCAT